TATTATATTATTGACCAACAAGATGCTGGTAATTTACCATATGACTTATTTATTGCAATAGACTCAATTGGAACACTAAATTGTATTGCAACAATCGATGCTGCGGTAAAAGAAACTGGGCAGAATAACATGTGGAACGCAGGTGCATATGAAAAAGCATTTATGTCAATTCTAAATAATACCATACCTAATAGTAGAAAAGTTACTAGTACCTATACCAATACAATTGCTGCTGTTCAGAAAATCTGGTATGATAGTATGAATAAAGTCGTTAAGCACAAAGGTGGTGAGACTTGGTGGTTTGGAGCAAGATTAATTTATAATTTCGGTGGTATACTTACTCACGGAACTAAGAGATTAACTGCAGCAAGTAAAACACGTGATGTTAATTACGGTTTTGAAAACAAAGTCAACATAGCTAAGAATCATGTTGATGGTGCACTTGGTGGTATTTCATTAGAGGGTAGGATTGGTTCAACACCACATGGATTTATATATACTGACGAGAATGGTATTAAGGAATATAAGAAGAAAAATATATTACATTTTCGTAATATTCTCGGAGACCAGACATTAACTGCTGATGACATCATAATTAAATCTGAAGACATGGATGATGAAGGGAATGTTATAAAAAAATCTAAAGTTCTTATAGATAAAGCACAAGGTACTGAAGAACCACAGGAATAAATGAAAACCAGAACACTATTAGTCGATGGGTCTTATCTCTTGAAGCGTTCATTTCATGGCGCAAAAGATGTACAAACCACTAAGTTTGGGCATATAGGGGGATTATATTCATTTCTAACTACCGTTCGTAAATTGATTAAAGATCATATGATAAATAAGGTGGTTATTTGTTGGGATGGTGAAGCAGGGGGCATTTATCGATATAGAATTGACCCAGCTTATAAAGGCAATCGAAAGACTAAGGAATGGCATAAAAAAATTGAGATGAATGCTGCTGAACTCCGTAGGGAAAAGGCAAAAGACGAGTCAATTCTTAAACAAAAAAAGAGGATTCAGGCATATGCTGAAGAACTATATTTTAGACAAATAGAAGTCGATGATATCGAAGCCGATGACCTGATTGCATCATATTGTATTGACCACAACAATAAAGAAGAAATTTTTTTGTATTCAAATGACAGAGACTTTGCACAATTACTTGACTTGAACATCACAATTATATTTCCTAATATCGATCAACCAGTAAGTAAAATTAATTACATGATGCATTTCAATCACCATTATTCAAATGCATTGGTTTTGAAAATTATTGAAGGTGATACTGCTGATAATATCAAGGGTGTTGGTGGTGTTAAAGAAAAAACATTATTAGAACATTTTCCCGAAATAAAATTTAAACATATTACTGTTAGAGAAATATGTAAACGTGCTGATAAAATCAATGAGGACAGAGTTCAGAATAAAAAGAAACCATTAAAGTCGCTTCAGAACCTAACTAATAACGTGCCCAGACTCAAAATGAATTTCGAATTAATTAATCTAAGAGAACCAATGCTTAATGAAGAAGCAATTGAGGAACTCCAGCAATTGGAAATACCTTTGTCTCAAGAAGATCGTGGAAGCAAACATTTATATCAGATGATGATTGAAGATGAATTTCTTCTAATTTATGGTAGCACATTCCCTAATTATGTTGAACCATTTTATACTGTAATTTCTACGGAACGACACTTAGGTGATGTATATATTAAAAATATGAAAAGGAATTTATAAAAATCCTTTTATTTGTTAAGTATTCTCCATATATTTGTAAGAGTTATTAATAATTTAAAAACAACTAAAATGAACAAAAAGGAATATAGTAACGTGTTTAGATTTTCATTACATCAGGGCGATGTTTTGTTATCTGAAAAAATGTTTAATGGTGATAATTTCAATCCTTTTACAAGGTATTCAATTGATATTAGGGATATTCTTCCTCGTGCAATAACAAGAATACAAAAAACATTATCTAAACGAAGTTATGATGTAGTTGCTGAAGTTGGAAATAATGATGAAATTGGTGAGATGGAAATTTATGATCTTTATTCATATCGTCAGGACATGATTAATTCATATTGTAAGGATATTAGAGATAGTATGCGTTATGCCCCAAACTCAATAACTCGAAAAATTGAAGAAAAAACAATTAGGGGTGTACCATGTAAAATCGGTTTATATATTAACGAAAACCCGATTGTTGAACGAGAATTTTATGTTGATGGATTTAATCCTGTTGCAATAGTATCTCTGGATGTAATGTATGTAATAAGAGAAATTGCTGACCAGATTTTTGAAAAAATTAAAAAGAATGATATTAAAAATATGTGGGATGATTATGATTTAATAAACTATAGAGGACTGTCAATTAATCAAATCAGGGAACTCCCTATTGGAAAAAGGAAAGAAATGCTGAGAAGACTCAGACGGAACTAAATAGAGATTTAAATAATGTCATACAGATTATTCTGTGATGACCTATACGCATATTTTAAAATGAGTGAAATTAGAGAAAACACATTAACGGCATACAAAGGTCCTGAATTTCAACAACGTCTTATCTGGCAGTTATTAGTTGAACCAGAGTTCGCTGAAAAAATATTACCTGATTTAGCAATTGAATACTTTGATGACCCTAATCTCAAGAGGTTATTCATTATTATCTTGGAATATTTTAAATTATATGATAAAGTTCCAAATCTTCAAAATCAAAGTATTCATCAGGCAATTAATGAATTTAAAACTCCTAATAATATAATTGAAGAAGAATCGCTATTTGCAGTTATTAAACGTATTGAACTTTGGAATCAGAGAATTATTAATAAACAAATGCTTTATGATGGCGATGTTGTTCAGACAGCAACAAACGAATTTGTAAAACAACAAGAATATCGTAAAATATCTGAACATATTCAAGAAAAAGTTAAGAACGGTGAAATTAGAAGTAAATTTACAATTACTGCAATTGAAGAAAAATTTCAAAAGATTAGTCATATTGGTGAAGAAGATGATGATTGTGAATCATTAACTGAGGGCATTGATAAAGCACTTCGTAAAGAATATCGTAAAACAATACCAACGGGAATCGGAGCTATTGACGAATTAACTGATGGTGGTTTAGGTAAGGGTGAGATTGGTGTTATTCTTGCTCCCAGTGGTGTCGGAAAAACTACTGCACTTACAATCATTGCAAATACTGCATTTGAACAAGAAAAGAATGTCGCTCATATTGTTTTTGAAGACACCAAAGACGAAATTAAACGTAAACATTATGTGATTTGGGCAAATTCGGCTTTAAGTAAACTTAATGATGATGATGAGCATGACAGAGTACTTCAAATCGCACATAATAAAGCCAAATCATTGGAGGGTAAAGGAAGATTACTTGTTAAACGATTCAGTCAGGAAGACACAACAATTAAAGATATACGAAACTGGATGCTTGGTTATGAGAAAAAATGGGGTTTTAAATTCGATATTTTAGTAATTGATTATCTCGATTGTCTTGAAAGTCATAAGAAAAGTCCAGACAGAAATGAAGCTGAACTTACAATTGTAAAAGGTTTTGAAGCACTTGCAGCAGAACTAGATATCCCTGCTTGGACAGCGATTCAAAGTAATCGCAGTGGAATCGGTGCTGAATATGTTGAAGCACATCAAACTGGTGGAAGCATTAAGAGAATGCAGAAAGCACATTTCTTCATGTCAATAGCCAAAACACCAGCACAACAGGAAGCTAATTTCGCTAATATCCGTATAATTAAGGCGAGATTTGCGAAGGATGGTCAAATGTTTGAAGATTGTGTATTCAATAATGATACTATGGAAATAATTATTGATGACCCAAGATATAGAGGTACGAAAACATATAGGGACTTAAAACATTATGATGAAAAAGATGTTGATAATTTAGAGAAAAAAGCAGATGATTTGGCAAGTGGAAAAATACATGCTATTCTTAGTCAACATACTGAAGGGGATATTATTGAAAAAATTAATAACGATAAAATAAATGATAAAATCACTGACCCACGGGAATTAAATAAATTATTGCAACAGAATAAAATTCCTGATGAAATTAAACCAAATACAGAATTTTATCCAGAATCCGAACACCATGAAAAAGAAATACTGAAAGACAATACTGAACTACCGAAAACTACTGAAATCAATAATGATAATGTAAATAAAATAACTGAAAAAGCTAAGACTGAAAAGATTCAAACTACTGAACCACCAATAAATGAAGACATTGAAAGAATGAGATTGGAAATCCAAGCAGAAATGCGTGGTGAAAAATATGTACCAAAGAAAAAAATGATTGAAAATATGCATATCAGTACTACTAGGACTGATTTAACTCAAGGTGAAATTAATAAAGTCGTTGAGTTCGTTGAAGAAACACTAACTGAAAATGAGGTACAGGGTGTTGATGCAGAAGAAGAAATGAAGAAAGCACTCAAATCACAAGCAGAAATATTTGAACTTGTAGGTGATATTAGAAAAGTTGATACTGGAAGTGAGGGAGTAAAAGAACCATTATTAGATTGGAGTGGTGAAACATTTAATGTCAGAACCAATGAAAAAGAAGTAAGTATCGATGATGTTTCAAAGGAAGACAAGGTTATTAGTGTTGGTATTGATGAAATGGTAAAGTCACCATCTTATACGCCATACATCCCTCTTATGGTAACAGAACCGTTAGATAAACCCGTCATGAATTTTGATACGTGTTTAAAGACGAAAGAAATGCTTGATTATGAAAATAATCAAAGTCTTGATGATGTTGAAAAATTATTTATTGACCCAGATGAACCCAAAGGACAAAATAAAGACATAACTGATTTCCTGATTAAAAAACGTGATTATCAAAGCGTTGTAAAAAAAGAATGAAAATATTTATGAATAAATGTAACTTTTTCTGATAATATTCGTATTTATTTCTTACCAAGTATTAAATAATAGTTGCGTAATTCACAAAATTAGTTTATATTTGTGAAATAATATTGCGGGGTGGTAGCAGTTGGTAGCTCGCTAGGCTCATAACCTAGAGGTCGAAAGTTCAAGTCTTTCCCCCGCTAAGTAGTTGATATTAAACTACCTGCACGTGGTGACTACTGCATATCCTATTTATGGATAACTAAGAGTTTAATGATTTATTTTTTATAATTGTTTTGATGATTTTTAAATATTTTTGAGAAGTACTTTCTTTAAAAGATTTTTGTTGTGATGAGTCGATAATACAAAGTTCAATATTGTGTTCTAAACATGCTTGGAATTTTCTGTTCTCATTATTTTGTATCTTATTAAGTTTATCTTCACCAAATATTGGTTCATAATGATAAACCCCATTTAATTCAAATGCTAATTTTAGTTCGGGAATATAAATATCAAGTTCAGAATTAATTGTGTCTTTACGATTAAAATGAATTTCTAAATCTGGGTATGATTCAGTTAATTTAGATTCTAACCAGACTTCGAGTTTGGATTTACGTGTTCCATATTTCTTATGCGTATTATTATATGTCGCAGCACAACTTTTACAACAAAAATGATTTCCTGATTTTGACCTTTTTATTTGACTTGGTAATTTTTGAAATTCCTTATTGCAATTATGACAAACTACTTGTATATGGGTTGATTGGTAATCATCATAACATTTTTTTGAACAAAATTTATGTCGATTTCTTTTATGTTTTAATTCATATATTAAAAATGATTTTAATATAGGAAAAGATTGTTCACAATTATAACAAATACAATATAGTGATTGACTTGGTTTAGCATTATTATATTCTAATTGTGTGAAATTTGTTTTCATATGTTTTTAATATAAATACATTGATTTTATTTTTCGAATCCCACTCCCGCTATCTGCTGAGTTTTTTCATAAAAAAGATATTTAGTAAATGAATTGGGCGAGAATCGATGTAGAAATACGTTGAACTCGCTTTTTTTTTGATTTTTTTGTAACATATTAGAAATTGTTTCGTATAAGAAGTTGTTTCGTATTGAAATTTTTTATATATTTGAATAATATTAATCTTTAAATTAAATACAATGAATGAACTAATTAAAATTAGGAAAAGTCCTAAAACTGGGAATCCTATTGTTAATGGAAGAGACTTGCATGTGTTCCTTGATGTAGGTAAAAATTTTGGTAACTGGATTGCTGATAAGATAAAGAAATATGAATTTATTGAAAATATCGAATACGCCAAAATTTATTATGATATTTATGGTAATAAAATTCCACTTACCGAAAATGGTAAGTCTGATAATCAGAAAGTTAATCGTATTCATCGTATCGAATACGCATTGACTCTGGACTGTGCGAAAGAACTTTCAATGGTTCAAAATAATGCAAAGGGAAAAGAGGCACGACTCTATTTTATTAAGAGGGATAAAGAATTCAGGGCACTTAAGGAAGAACTTTCAAGGAAAAAAGAGTTATCATATACAATGAGTGAAACCGCAAATTTACTTAGACTCAGTGATTATTATGGTAAGATTGGTAGAAATAGTCTTTACAATATTTTGTATTATTACAATATTGTTAATGAGAAAAACAGAGCACTTCCGAAATACGTGGAAAAAGGATATTTCAGTAACTATCCGACAAGGGTAACTGAACTCGGATTGCAATGGTTAAACCAGAGGTTCTCAGTTGAGAAAAGTGGTGAAATTACTGAGTTGAAAACGTTGGTGGAAGAAATGAAAAAGAAACAAGAGATTCAGGAAGAAAAGCAGGTACTGATGTTAGAAGGAGTTTCAAGTGTTCTTGAAACACTTTTATTCAACAAAGGTGGGAAGAAAACAGATGAACAGAACAGAATGACAATTAAACATCTAAACAATTTTCTGGGGAAAGCGAAAAACGTGCAGAAAGCATTAAACTAGTAATTATATTTTTAAAAATTAACCCTGTAGGTGAAAACTTACAGGGTTTTTTTATTTTTATGATTTTTAATCCATTTCTTTTGTATTTATTATAAATGTAACCGAACTGCGAAGTTCGGATTTCTTAACTTACTGGACGGTAGGTTACTTAAAAATAATATTAAATAATAAACAAGCATATGACGTTTTTTTCAAGACCAGACTTATCTAATCTCCAATTTAAACAATTTAAAGGGAGTGAACTAACACTATCGGGTCAAACACAAATTGCATCAACAAGTGGATTAACTCTTATGGGTGATGGTGGATATATACCAATTCATGTAACTGGTGAAACCAATAATTATGTTTTAACATATGATAGCACTATTAGTGCAGTTAGATTGAAAGAGTCTAGTGCAAGTGGTGGTACTGGTATTTACACCTGTGCGTCACCAACGACATGTGAGGTTGGTGGACTAAGTGCTGGAACAACAATTTTTAATTGTAATGTAAACGATATTCTTCAATCCATTTTAGTTCCAACACTAAATCCTGTATTAACTAGTCCAAGTCTTTCATCATTTACATATTTACCAAACACAACATTATATGAAGTAGGTAATATTATTGATATTAGTGGGACAACAGTACTTAATGCTGGTTGTATTGACCCACAATATACTTCAACAAGTTCTTGTAGAACTGCTGGTGCGTCTGGTTATACCTATAGTAATTTTGGGGTATCAGTTTATCAATCATGTTCATTACCAACAGCAAGCTATTCATTTGGTGTACATACAATAAGTATAGGTAATAATACGGTTTCAGCGACAATTCATTATTCGGGTGGTACTCAACCAAAAGATAGTAGTGGTGCTAATTATTGTACCCCATTAACTGCTGGTGTTACAAGTACTTGTTCAAGAACAATAACAGGTATTTATCCTTGGTATTGGGGTACGCTTACGTGTGCTGCTGCTACTGGGGTTGGAAGACCAACTGCATGTTGTATTAAGAATGGAATAACTGGTGGTACGCTTAGTAATGGTAGTTGTACCAAGATTGTTGGTACTAGTACTGGAACTCTTTCGGTTAATTTTGGAAGTACAGGTGAAGATTATGTGTGGTTTGCAACACCAGTTGCAAGTACAACAAAAACTTGTTGGTATATCGATACATTAAATAGTGGTCTTATTGGTGGTGCTGTGAGTCCTGCTGGCAATTTATTCCCTACCCCTGATACTGTAACGGGTGTTGATTCATTCGAGAGTTGTTGGAGTGGTCAATCATATAAAATATATGTGAGCAATAAACAAAGTTGTTTCACATCAGCAATGCAATTAAGAAATAGTTAATAATATTAAGACATGGCAATAAATTTAAACGATAATTTAAAAATAAATGTTGGTAATCCAATTGATGCCAGATATTTAAATACTGGAAATACTCCTTATGATTCAATAACAGCAGTAAATACAGCAATTCTTATTTCTCAAAGATATTCAGGATTAACGACTTTAATTAAATCAGGTACAACAAATCTTGAATTCTGGTTTCAAAATGGTGTTACTGATACTGATTTGGTTGAGAAAAATAATGATACTGTAACGGCTACTGGTGGTTTTATTACTGGTGCAACTAATCTGGGATACTTTAGTGGTTTAACTGGAATACAAACACTCGATTTATCAGGATTTCCAAGTGCACCTATAACATTTAGTGATTTTTATTATTCAGAATATAATTGGTATTATGCTGATGCTAGTGGGGTAATTAGTTTGGGTTCACCTACTTATAATGGTGTATTTAGACGAGGATACGTGAATTTGGCAAGAACTGCTTCGTGGATTTGGAATGTTGCAACATCTGCTTGGGCATTACATCAAGGTGATATTTTTGCAGATATTGGTGGTGCACTTGTTGAAGTACCATATGCTGGAACACCATATACAGAAACTGAATGGACAATATTTGTTTCAAATGGTTCTAATTCAATTAACCCAACAGGTAGTTTAACTACAGGTAACACAATGACTATTGGGAATCCAATATATAGTGGGAAATCAGACCAAGAACTACAGTTAAGAACACTGATATCTGATACCCCAGAATACATTAATTTAAGTTATGATGATAATTATATCAGAATGTCTGGTACAAGTCTAGCTAGTACAGTTCTTAATGTAGGTGGTGAAGTTGAAATTTATTCTGGAACAACAAACAATGTGATTAAATTAAAAACATTAGTGGGGGCTGCTGATACTAGCGTTATTGATGACGGTGATCGAATTATAATTACCTCAGAAAATGATGGAACTGTAGCATCTAGTGAAAATGTAACATTAGAAATTACACAAGTTTCACACGGATTTAGTCTTGGTGATGCAGTTGGTTGGAATGGTGGTGTGTATGATAAAGCAATTATGGATGGGTTTTATAGTGGTGAAACTATTGGTATAGTATCCGATGTTTATAGTGTAAATAAGTTTAAATTAACACAATCTGGATATATTAGTGGATTAACTGGTTTTCTTGGTGATAGAACATATTATGTAAGCCCAACAGTAGCTGGTGTAGTAACTTTCACAAAGCCAACGGCAATTGGTGAAACTGTTAGACCATTAATTGTTACAGATTCATCATCATCTGGTTGGGTATTACCATATGAAGGAAATATAATTCCAGCACCCCCTATTGGCAATAACGTATATGTTTTTTCTGCAGTTACCACAACAGTAACACTTGATGAAAACTATTATGTTGTTCTTGCTGATAGCACAGCAGCAGCATTTACAATTTCACTACCAGTTACGCCAGAAGATGGACAAGTATATAAAATAAAAAATAGTACTGAAACCGCATTAGTTAATAATATTACTGTTTCTGGTAATGGTAAAAATATTGATAATAATGGTGATGTAATAATTAATACTAATTATGGTGCTATTGAATTGATGTTTAACGGCACTCAATGGTATGTTCTGTCATTTGTTAATTAATTTCATAATAATTTAACTTTTGTAAAATATTATTGTATTTATAAAAAAATATAAAAAATTATAATATTAATAAATAAATTTTAAAAAAATGATTGTAGACGATAAAATTAAAGAGAAAGATAAATATATTATATTTGAAATATTTGGGGGACATGGTAAATGTATTTCAGCAACAGCAACAATTCGAGCAATAAAAAAACAATATCCTGATAGAAAAATTGTGGTTGTCGCAAGTTGGGATGGTCCGTTTTTTTATAATCCCGATGTTTTTAGATTTTATCTTCATGGACAGGTTCAATATTTTAAATCGGATTTTTTGAAAGACGATACAATAATAATGAAGCAAGACCCATATAATGAAACAAACCATATATTAAAGAAAGAACATTTGGTTGAGACATGGTGTAAAATGAATGGGATCAAACCTGATGGAGTTAGACCAAAAATCTATGTAAATCCCAGAGAACTCGAAATAGCGAAGGACAAGGTAAAACCAGATGGTAGACCAATTATGTTATTACAAACACATGGTGGGTCTCCTACGGGGCAATACAGCAAGAAATCATGGTTTAGAGATATGCCAATAGAAATTGCACAGAAACTCGTAAATTATTTCAGTAAATCATATCGTATTTTACATATTAGAGCACCAGAACAACCAGTATTAAATGGTACTGAATTATTAAATCTACCATATAGAGAACTTTATGCTGTTTTTCCTCTGAGCACAAAAAGATTGTTTATCGATAGCTTTGCTCAACATACTGCAGCAGCACTTGATTTACAAAGCACGGTTGTGTGGATTGGAAATAAACCAGAAGTTTTTGGTTATCCAGAAAACATTAATATAATTCCAAATGTTGAACACGTTAGAGAATTGAATAAGTTCAATTATTTAATGGACGATATTTCAGGTCAAATCCAAGCCTTTCCTTATGACACAATTAATATGTTAGATATAAATAAAATTATTGAAGCAGTAAATAAACAGAAATAATTTTAAGTAATAAATATTTTTAAAAAACCCATCGAACTCGGTGGGTTTTTTATTTTGTTTTTGTTGAAGTAAAAGTATTTATGTGAAAGAAATAAATATATAATGGCATTTGACACAAAACAAAACCTTAATTATAGGAAATTCGAACAATTTAGTGGTGAAACCCTAAATCTTTCTGGTTGTACAGATATATATGGTGTAATTAATTCAATGTCTGGTTATCAAATTAGTGGTGTTACTGTAATTAGTGAATGTAACACTAATATTAGTATTGGTAAGACAGTAGTGAACGAAATAGCTGGCGGTAAAAATATTGCAATTGGTAATAATGCGCTTTCTGGAAATTCGACTGGACTTAATAATATTGGATTGGGCGAACAAGCACTTTATAATAATAATAGTGGTGATGAAAATGTTGGAATTGGTAATAATGCCTTACTTGATAACAATACTGGTTGTTATAATATTGGTTTAGGTTATAGACCACTGTATTCAAACACTAGTGGTTGTAATAACATCGCATTGGGTTTAACGGCTTTAAATTCAAATATCAGTGGTTCATATAATGTAGCTATTGGTTGTGGTGCAGGATACAATGAAACAGGTAGTAATAAATTACATATTGGAAATTCAAGTACTTGTTCATTAATCTATGGAGAATTCGATAACAAGTTAGTTTGTATTGGTGGTGACTTACACACAACTGGACTTACTTTAACCACAGGTGCAGCCAATAACTACGTAATGATATCTAATGCCAGTGGTAACGCCAGTTGGATAGATAGTACGGCACTGGTTTATTGTGATTTCAGTGGCTATACGTGTAGTGTGAATGATAGCTTATCAATTGGATATGGTGCTATGCCATATGCTAGTTCTTCTGGTGGTTGTTGGAATATTGCTTTAGGTTGTAATGCTTTATGTTCTTCTACCAGTGGTACAGAATGTAATATTGCAAATGGTGGGTATGCAATGAGAGATATGAATGGTGGTGGGGATAATGTCGGTATTGGTCGTTGCGCAATGATGGGAGAAGTTGTTGGTTGGTCTAATGTAGCCATTGGTAGTTATACACTTGAAACACACACAACTGGCAACCAAAATACTGCGATTGGTAATCGTGCAATGTATAATTTTACTGGTGGTTCTTATAATACGGCATTTGGTTCACAAGCATTGATTGGTAAAACTAATGTGATTAGTATGTATAATACCGCAGTTGGCAATCAATCAATGGAATGTAATAACGGTGGTTCTTATAATACAGCAGTTGGTGGTTGTGCATTACGACTCAATCAAACTGGTTCAACAAATGTTGGACTTGGTTATGCTGCTGGATTTAGTGAAACAGGTGATAATAAATTACATATTGCTAATTGTTGGTCTTGTACTCTGATTTACGGTGAATTCGATAATAAAAAAGTCTGCATAGGTGGTGATTTACATGTTTCTGGATTTACTATGGTTACTGCTCCTACAGATGGTTATGTATTAATGTCTAACAGTAGTGGAACTGGTACTTGGCAAGAACTTACAGTACCAGTTACTGGAGCTAGTAATGGTCTTAGTGTTAGTGGAAGTGATATTGTTTTAGGTGGAACATTAACAGGTAATACCACGATTTGTGGTGCTGGTAAAAATCTTTGCCTTGGTAGTGATGCTTCAAGATTAGGGGATACTTATGGAGGTCTTTATGGATTTGCAAATGCCGAACTATGTTTTAATCTTAATTCAGGATGCACATTTTTGGATTTATGGGCAGAACCAACCAATTCCCTGTTCAATGTATCTGCTTACTCAGTACCTACACAACAATGTTTTAATTTACAACTTGCACCTAACCTAGCATGTAAGTTAAATATGATGGTTTGTAATGGTAATGATGGTTCTCTATCACATATTGGAAGTAATGTGACTGCCACTAATGCAACTTGTACTGCTTGGCAAGAATGTGTTATTGGTATAAATACTTACATATGGGATAACAAAGTACAACATAATGACACCAATAAATTTGCGTGTTTCATGCTCAGTAATTCTGGTGCAACTGAATACGTTAAGTTCGGTAGTGATTATGACAACAAGACGTTCTATGCCAATATTGATGGAAACAACATCTTCACTGCAAGTGGAGCAAGTTGTACATTAAGATATGGAGTAGCAACTACTGCTAGTGCTATTACAAATGCTGCTGACTTAACGAATAAAATATATGTTGATGAAGCTATAATTGCTGGTAGTGGTGATTTTAGTGGGTATACTTGTTCAACAAACAATTTAATATCAATTGGTTATGGTACATTACCGTATTCATTAGCTAGTAGTGGTAATAATAATATTGGAATTGGGTGTAATGCATTAACTATTGCTAGTGGTGGTAGTAGTTGTAATATTGGGATTGGGTGTAATACATTAAAACTAGTAAGAGATATTGGTGATTGTAATATTGCAATTGGTGATGATTCAATGTGTTCTACAACAACTGGTTATAATAATATAGGTATTGGTTTGTGGACATTACGATCTAATATTACTGGTTATCAAAATATTGGAATTGGTAATAGAGCATTATTATCTAATACTTCATATAACAACATTGCTATTGGATTCGATGCAATGCGCTGTCCTACTAGTTCAAGAGTAAATGTTGCAATTGGTATGTGTGCACTGGCTAATTCAACAGCAGGTAATTGTAATATATCAATTGGTTGTGATTCAATGCAAGAAAATGCTGGTGGTAGTGGTAATATTGCATTAGGTATTGATGCATTGTGTTGTAATGGTGCTGGTCATTGTAATATAGCATTTGGTTGTAATGCAATGGCTTGTAATGTTACTGGTTGTTATAATATAGCATTTGGTGTATGTGCATTGTTAAAAAATTGTACTAGTTGTGATAACATTGCATTGGGTCAGAGTGCAATGGGTTATGCTACAGGTGGTAGCTGTAACATAGCATTGGGTGTATGTGCATTGTTTTGTAATACCACTGGTAGTTATAATATTGCTCAAGGTTTTAATGCATTAGGTCGTAATTGTAGTGGAACAAACAATGTTGCAATGGGTAGATATGCTTTATGGTATAATACGACTGGTAGTTATAATGTTGCAATTGGAGATTCAATGGCTGCTAATACAACTGGTAGACAGAATATAGGTATTGGAGGTTTAACATTAAGTAATAACGTAAGTGGTTGTAATAATATTGCAATTGGAAGTTATACTTTAGGGGAAAACCTATCTTCTTGTGGTAATGTTGCAATTGGTAATGCTGCTTTATGTCAAAACATTCTTGGTAGTTGTAATATAGCGTTAGGATATTGGTCGTTATATAATAATATAGATGGTAATTATAATATTGGTCAAGGACATGAAGCATTATGTGGAAATATTGATGGTAATTATAATATTGGTATTGGAAATTTAACATTACATAGTAATACTGGTGGTAGTTATAATATTGCTATTGGTTGTAACTCACAATCCAGTAACATATTTGGTGATTATAATGTTACACTTGGGAACGGAGCGTTAGCTGCAAATACATGTGGTTGTCATAATATCAGTATTGGTTGTGGTGCTGGTGCAAGTGAAACAGGTTCAAGTAGACTTCATATCGCTAATTGCGGTTTATGTTCATTGATCTACGGTGAATTTGACAACAAGTTACTTTGTATCGATGAAAAACTTTCAACATGTAAACTTCAAGTTACATCTGGAGTAACATCTGGATATGTGCTTACAGCAGATGCTAGTGGTAATGCTACATGGCAAGCTGGTGGAGGCGGTGGTGGAAC